GATATCGATATAGCAGCGACAGGTACATTTAAAATATCTTCTATTGGTGCTATGGATCTTGTTGGTTCTACTATCGATCTTAATAAGTCAGGTGCTTCTGCAACACCAGCATCTTTCCTTGATTATAGCGATGACGAGACTGCTGCATTTAAACCTGATATTTCTGAGAATAATGATAATGATGTACAACTAGTATCTCCACTATATTCTGTAGTTGAGCCTGATGGCAATACATCTTATTCTCAACAGACCTCACAAGGCGTAACAATACCTCGTAAAGATCAATCATCGCAAGCTCAAACATCTACACCTGTTGCTCCTTCTAATGTAAATCCAGCAACAGATGGAACTGTTGTTGATGGTGCCAGCGGTGGTACTGTAACATATAGAAACTCTGCGGCAACTCGTAGACTAAAACTTGTTCCTGCACTTGAAAACATATTACAATCAGCAGCAAACTCGGCTGGTCTTGACGTTGTTATTTTCTCAGGTGGACAAGATGAAACTACAGGAACAGTTGGTTCTCATAGGCATGATGATGGTTATGCTGCAGATATTTGGTTGTATAAGAATGGAAGTCGTTTATCGATGGTAAACAATGTAGCCGAAGCATCGGACTTTGCAGCTGCAGCAAAAGCAGCCGGGGCATTATCAATTGGTGCTGGTTCAGGTTATATGGGTGGAGTTGGCATGCATGTTGATATCTCTCCAGGTAATACTGTTGCGCTAGCATCTGCAAAATATTGGGGTTCAGGCGGTAGATCTGCTAATGCTCCATCATGGTTACGAGGTATTATGGCATAATGCCCAAAGCGTGTAGAACAACAGATCCTGTATCGGTGCATGAATGCGGAGTAGTACCTGCTGCAGATAGCGCATCAGGAGATGTATTCATTGAAAGTCTCGCTGCGCATAGAGTTACTGATACAAACACTTCGCATCCTGCTGTACCACCAGCTGCAGGATGTGTGCCGCATGTAACTACATTATCAGCTGGCTCACCGAACGTGTTTGTTAATAGTAAGGCGCTTGCAAGAGTTGGTGATGCATATGGTTGTGGTATCACATTAACTGCCGGAGCTGGCACAGTCTCCGCGAATTAAGGTATAAATAGAAGTATGGCAACAATAGATTCAAATATCAGGGCTCGTACAAAACCGTACTCCGATTTCGACTTTCCGTTTAAGAAACATCCAGTAACAAAAGATGTTCCTATTAAACGTGATGTTGAAGCCGTAAAGCAGTCCGTACGTAATATCTTACTTACAAGACGTGGAGAGAAGTTTTTTGATCCTGATTTTGGCGGTTCACTAACAGAGTTTCTATTTGAAAACTTTGATCCTATCGTAGAAGCTGAAATGAATCAGAGAATTGTTAACACACTTAGAAACTATGAACCAAGAGTAAAAGTTTTAAATATAGAAATCGAAGATTTATCTGAACGCAATGCATTACACTTAAGACTAGAAGTACAAATATTGTCACCAGAAAATTTAACTACAGACATAGAATTCATCATTGAGAGGCTCAGATAAATGACTGATACTAATCGACTTAAAGTTTCGGAAATGGACTTTGATACAATCAAAGCCGATCTAAAAACATTTATGACAGAACAAGATACCTTTCAAGATTATAACTTTGAAGGTTCTGCTCTTAGTTCGCTTCTTGATGTTATGGCATATGTCACACACTATAATGCAATTAATGCCAATTTTGCTATCAACGAAACATTTTTAGATTCTGCTAGATTGCGACCTTCTGTTGTATCGCATGCTAAGATGCTTGGATACACACCACGATCATCATATCCTGCTGTAGCATATATTGATGTAAAGGTAAATAATCCAACAGGTGTATTGTCAGATGATAGCACTTATCTTCCCTTGACTATGAATAAAGGTACAGTATTTACTTCTACTATTGACGGTGTATCATATAAGTTTGTTAACGATCAGACACTAACTACAACTATAGATGCAAATGGAGAATATATCTTCAGTAATGTAAGAATTCTTCAGGGTTCATATAAAAATACTGAATATGTATTTGATAGAGATTCAGCTGAAGCTTATTTAATACCTTTTAGTAATGCTGTTACATCTGAGCTTACTGTAAAGGTCCAAGCTTCGGACACGAATACTGCACAAGAAACATATGAATCTGTTGTCAATGTTACAGAAGTTACATCTACTTCAAAGGTATATTTTCTTGAGGAAAGTAGAACCGGTGTTTATGAAGTAAAATTTGGTGATGGTGTTCTTGGTCAAAGATTAGATAATGGTAATATCGTTCAGCTTGAAACTTTGGTAACTGATAATGATGCAGCCAATGGTGCTTCAGTATTTGCTTTATCTGGAACTATTCAGGGTAATACTGATGTAACACTTACTGTCAATCAAAAAGCACAAGGTGGATCTACAAAAGAAGATGTTGAGTCAATTAAATTTAATGCTCCATTATCATTTGTTTCTCAGAATCGTGCTGTTACTCCAGATGATTATAAAACAATTATTCAGAATAACTATGCTAACATCGATGCTATTACTGTCTGGGGTGGAGAAGACAATGATCCTCCAGATTATGGTAAAGTTTATATCTCTATTAAACCAAAAGATGCAGAAGTTGTAACAGAAGCTGATAAGACATTAATTATTTCTCAGTATTTAAAACCAAAGAATGTTGTTTCTATTACTCCAGAAATCGTTGATCCTAAGTATACTTACATTTATATGGATGTATTCTTTAAATATAATCCTAACGTTACCGCATTATCTGCTGATGCTCTTGAAGAACAAGCACGAGAAGTTATTCGTACATACAATAACGATCAGCTAAAACGATTTGACGGCGTGTTTAGATATTCAAACGTGATTAGTAAAATTGATGCATCGAGCGTTGCAATACTTAACTCTATTGTAAGAGTTAAAATGAAAAAGCGCATTATACCAATAACATCAGCCGAAACTAAATACGATGTTATATTCTCATCTCCAATATATAATACTCAATCAAATGAGCAAATTATAAAATCAACAGAGTTTGTACATAACGGAAATACTGGCTGTACGCTTCGTGATCGTGTTAATGACGAAGGTGAGCGTAGACTTCAAATTGTAAAGGGCAGTGGACTAACAGAAACTGTTATTGAAAATAATGCTGGTACAATTGATGTTACTTCTGGTAAGCTATCGTTTACAGCGAGTATTAGTTCATTTACAGGAACCTATATAGAAATTACTGCAGATCCGGATTCAAACGATCTTGCACCTAAACGTAATGAATTGCTAACTATTCTTGTTGACGATTGTGTAATTACAGGTGAAGTAGATACAATGATTACTGGTGGTACATCAGCTGGTGTTAACTATTCAACAACTTCAAGGCATGAATAATGGACGAACATTACGTCAATAATGACTCACATAAAGTCAGTATATCATCGCTGATTCCAGATTTAGTTCCGGAACATATTAATCAGACGTATCCTGATTTTATTGAGTTTTTAGAATTATTTAATGACTATCTAGTTTCAGAAAATCGTGCATCGCATTATGTAAACCGCATAGCAGATCAGCGGGATATCGATCTTGTTGAAGAACAGTTTTTAACAAACCTACAACAAGAGATTGGTATCTCTATACCTCGTTCTTTTGCCGCCGATCCTAGACTATTTTATACTAAGCTTGTTGATTTCTATCAGTCTCGTGGTACTCCAGATTCTATCGTATCATTTTTTAACCTGTTGTTTAATGACGAAGTAGAAATATATTTTCCAAAAGAAGATATGTTTATTCCGTCAGATAACCCATGGACAGATTTTGCAGATGATGTAAAAGCAAACCCTGGTAGCTATCAACCAACAAATACATTTACTGTCTCTGGAACAACATCAGAAGTATTTGGCCAGGATGATAATAACTTTTGGCTATTATATAACACGCCTATTGTGTTTGTAAATGGCGTACTTAATAATACGTGGAAGTCTAGTACATACTTTAGAACATACAGTGGTGACGATCCAGAAGATGAGGATAGTGTCACACAAACATTGGCGTATAAACTTACATTTACTCCTGCATTATCAGACGGAGATGTAGTTAAAGTATACCGTTCAGGTTCAGGATCAACTTCAAGGTCATTTGTATCTGATGATAAGAGAATTCAAGATTCGTTTAAGTATCAAAAGTTCTCATATATTCTTAAAACTGGTGCAAACATTGACCAGTGGAAAAACGCATTTAACCGGTTGGTACACCCAGCTGGATTTATTTTCTTTGGTGAGATTCTTCTCTTCATTGAGATACTTGAAAAAAGTCAAGCGGGCACTACCATGCCTTTCGATCAGCCTGGCTTACAACTTGGTGCTGGACTTCCAGTTCCAATTATTATACCTCCAGTAGAGATCAATGCTCAGGCAATTGCAACTCGCACTGGTCATGGTGTTGTCAGTTCAGATCTTGGTTATACTGCTGATTTAGCAACAGTATACTTTACTGAACAAATTATAAATGATAATACACGACAACAAAACAAAATAGGGCCGAAGCAATACTTAGAAGATTTAAAGTTCTTGTTACCTAATCCAAATTCGAACTTTGCGAATTACACCATTTCTGAGGCTATAAATAAAACAATAGATATAAACGCGACTGCGGAAATTACTATATCAGACATTTAATAGGAGTCAAAATCAATGGCCGCCATTGTAACCCAAAACTTTAGGCTAAGAGCTGCTAAGCAGTTTGTAGCTGACATTGAAGCGGCAGCGAACAATTATTATTTGTTTGTTGGCCGTTCATCAGCGTGGACGGATGACAGTACACCCGATGCGCCTTTCGACAACACATATTCTCATACTACTAATGTATGGCAAAATATGACATCGCTTAAGAAATTAGCTACTACCGATTTGCAGTTTGCTGCTCCTCGTTATCAGTGGATTTCTGGTACGACGTATGCAGAATATGATGACCGTGATGCTACACTAGAATCTAAGAAATTCTATGTAATTACAGATAACAATCATATCATGCTTTGCATTAAAGCTGGTCCTGGTGCATCAACTACTAACCCAGATAATACAGGTGTTACTGTTGCTGGAGTTATTGATAATACTGCATCTGATGGTTATATTTGGAAATACTTGTACACACTATCAACAACAGCTGCAAATAAATTCTTAACATCAGCATTTATTCCTACCGAGGATATTGCTTCTGATCCTGGTGCTGCTTCAGCTCAGGCCCTTCAAGATCAATGGGCTGTAAAACAAGCTGCAATTGATGGTGCAATTTATAATATTAAAATTACTGCAGGCGGTACGGGCTACGCTGCTTCGGATAACTTTACTGTTACTATTAATGGAGACGGTACAGGTGCAACTGTATCTGATGCAAATGTTATTGTAGCAGGTGGAGTTATTACAAATGTTCTTATAAGTAATCCAGGTTCTGGATATACTAAAGCAAAGGTAACAATTGCTTCTGACGGTTCTGGTTCTGGTGCAACAGCCCGAGCAATCTTAGGTCCTAGAAACGGATTTGGATATGATCCTCGCCAAGATCTTCGTGCGCATTATATCACTATTAACCAATCATTAACAGGTGATGAGAACGATACATTTATTACTGGAAATGAATTCCGTCAGTTAGGTTTGGTTCGTAATCCATTTAACTATGGAACAACTACAGTGGCATCTGCCGGTTCATTGCGAGCAACATATAGCTTGACACTATCAGGTCCTCCTGCAGCTGGTGAATTTACAAATGACTCAGTAATTGTTGGTAGCTCTACTGGAGCAAAAGGTATCATTGATGACTATGATGCAACAAATGGCATTTTATATTATCATCAAGATGAAACTTCAGGGTTTACTGCATTTACTACAAGCGATAACGTTAAAATCGATGGTACTAGTAATACTGCACGAAATGTAACTGCTGTAGGTAACCCCGGTGTAGAACACGATTCAGGAGAAGTTGTCTTCCTCGAAAATCGTACTGCGGTTAATAGAGCTGATGACCAAATCGAAACAGTAAAACTAGTACTTGAATTCTAAGGAAAAATAATAATGGCAATTAAGTTTAACGTAGATCCATACTACGATGATTTCCAACAGGCAGGAGCTGATACTCTTACGCCTCAGGAAAAATATCATAAAGTACTCTTTCGTCCAGGGATTGCTGTACAGGCCCGGGAGCTAACACAGCTCCAGTCAATACTGCAAAATCAGGTTACACAGTTTGGTAACCATATGTTCAAAGAGGGTTCACTTGTAATTCCAGGTGGTAACGCATATAATAACTATGCGGACTATGTTAAACTATCTGCAGTATCTACTGCAGTTACTGATAGTATAGTCGGAAAGCATTTTAAAAATGCTGATGGATTACGTGCTAAAGTTATTGCTGCAGTCGCTGCAACTGGATCAGATCCTGATACGCTTTATGTTGTTTATCAAAATTCAAATGGGGCAACTAATACTGATAAAACATTTTCTGCTTCAGACTCTCTTACAGAGCAAGTATGGAATAATACGACATCTTCATATGATGATGGCACAATAACTGCAACAGTAGGAACAACTACTCCTACTGGTTATGGCGCATTAGTTCAAGTTGAAGAAGGTATTTACTTTATCAGAGGTCACTTTGTTGTCGTTAAAGGCTCAACATTACTCCTTTCTAAGTATACTAATAACGTATCATTTGATGTAGGTTTAGAAATTACTGAAGCAGTAACAACTTCAGCAGAAGATTCTACACTAAACGATAATGCAACAGGAACACCTAACTATGCTGCTCCTGGTGCACATCGATATTCAATCAAAACAGAATTAAAAACTCAAGCTAACTTTGCTTCTACTATTGATAACTTCTTACTACTACTTCGTGTTGTTAACGGTAAAATTCAAAAGCAAGTACGTGAATCTGATTATAATGTAATCGAGGATACACTAGCTCGTCGTACATTTGATGAATCAGGTGATTATACAGTAC